GGTATCTAATGGAAAACATAAAGATTCAAAAGAAGAACGAAGTCTTCTTAAATGTACAATGTGAACCAAGCGTAGAAAGAGAGTTATCTGAGCATTTTTGTTTTTTCGTTCCAGGATATAAATTCATGCCAGCATATCGTAATCGTATGTGGGATGGAAAAATAAGACTATACGATAGTAGAAAGAAAACTTTATACTGTGGATTGTACAAATATTTGCGTGAGTTTTGTGAAGTAAGAGATTATAACCTAGAAGTGTTAGATTCCCCTACTTATGGTACACTAGAGTCACTATCTGAGCCTAACATAGAATCCCTTTTATCAAAAATATCCCTTTCTGTGAATGGAGCTGATATAACACCTAGGCAATATCAACTTGAGGGACTCTCGCACACGCTTTCGAAAGAGCGATCCTTATTGTTATCACCTACTGCTTCTGGTAAGAGTTTAATCATATATTTAGCAGTAAGATATTACTTAGAAAATTATGAAGGTAACGTATTGCTTATAGTACCTACAACATCATTGGTAGAACAAATGTATGCAGACTTCGGAGACTATTCAAGTAAGGATACATGGAATCATAATGAAAACTGTCATAGAATATATTCCGGCCGAGAAAAAGTTGGTATAAATCAGAGAGTTATTATTAGTACGTGGCAGTCAATTTATAAGTTACCAGCAACTTGGTATAGCGATTATGGTATGGTTATAGGAGATGAAGCACATAACTTTAAAGCTAAATCACTTACATCGATATTAGAAAAATGTGTAAATGCAAAATATCGAATGGGAACCACTGGTACATTGGATGGAACTCAAACTCATCAGTTAGTATTAGAAGGATTATTTGGTCCAGTATATCAAGTTACCACAACAAAAGAATTAATTGATAATAAAGATTTAAGTCAACTCGAAATAGACATATTGATATTAAAATATAAAGAAGAGTTATGTAAAGAAGTATCAAAGCTTAAATATCAAGAAGAGTTAGACTTTATTGTAAGATACTCGCCAAGAAATAGTTTTATCGCAAACCTTGCTCTCGATCAAAAAGGTAATACATTAATATTATTTAACTATGTCGAAAAGCATGGTAAACCTCTACACAGTCTGTTATCAGAAAGAATAAATAGTAATAGAAAGCTTTTTTATGTGTCAGGCGAAACTGATGTAGATACAAGAGAGAAGGTTCGTGAAATTACCGAGAAAGAAAAGAACGCCATTATTGTTGCTTCCATTGGAACTTTTAGCACTGGTATTAATATTAGGAATTTACATAATATTATCTTTGCTTCACCAAGTAAGTCGCAAATTAGGGTTTTGCAAAGCATCGGTAGAGGATTAAGAAAGAGTGAAGATGGTAGAGATACTAAGATATATGATATCGTAGATGATCTACATTGGAAAACTAATAAGAATTATACTTTACAGCATGCCGCTGAAAGAATAAAAATATATTCCAAAGAACGATTTAATTATAAGTTATGGGATATAAATATATAATATGGAAGAACTAAATATAAGACATTTTAAGTTATTGAACGGAGACGATATTATCGGACTCGTAGCAGTTAAAAACGATGATAACTTTATAGTTGAAAGACCAGTAAGAGTACAAGCAAACGTACTTGGCGGCTTTCAATTTACTCCTTGGTTTCCATTCTCGGATTCCAAACAATTCAAAATATTAAAGTCTAATATTATACAACATGTCTCTATTGCTGAAGAAGTAAAAGAGAATTATGTTCAGTTCGCTTTGAAACTAGACAATCTCAGCAAACCTGATACGAGAACAGATCAAGAGATATTAGAAGAATATGAAGATGAACTCGTTAACAGATATGCTGATGAAGGAGTACCGTTACCTGAGAAGAAGACTATACATTAGAGATATACCTTCCCGCTCCGGGGTACATTATATTATACCATAAAAACGAGCATTTGTAAACGGTTTTTGTGAAAATAATTAAAAAAAATTAGTTTACTTTTACACAGAAATGTGGTATAATAATAACATTATGGAGAAAATAAATGAGCCAAAAAAATAAAGCACATTACGTTAATAACAAAGACTTTTCTCAAGCTGTTATGGACTATGCTATTGAAGCACATGCCGCAAGAGAAAAAGGAAATCCAGTTCCTACAGTTACAGACTATATTGCCAAATGCTTTATTCGTATTGCAGAGGGTCTATCACATCGACCAAACTTTGTAAGATATACGTATAGAGAAGAAATGGTAATGGATGCTGTTGAAAACTGTTTAAGGGCAATTGGTAACTATAACATTGAAACTGCAACAAGGACAGGTCGTCCAAATGCATTCTCTTATTTTACTCAAATTTGCTACTTTGCATTTATACGTAGAATTACAAAAGAGAAAAAGCAACAAGATATCAAATTTAGATTTATCGAAAAGATGGGTATCGAAGACTTTGTTCAAGCAGGTATGGATAATGAAACAGCACAGGAAACTATGGCTTATGTCGATACATTAAGACAGAGAATCAGTACTGTAAGACAAAAAGATACTGCAATCAAAGAATTTGCGAAGAAAGAAAAGCAAAAGCAAAAGGATGCAGAAAAATTGGAGTTATTCATGTCATGAAACAGTTAAAAGAAAAAACAAGACTGAGACAAATACGTAGAAATAAAAAGAGATTTCCTAAAGAATTAAAAAGGAAAGCTAAAAGAGGCATGCTTGCTTATCAAATGATTAAAGTAAGAACCTCTGCAAGACGTATTGGTAGATATCAAAGACAACTTATAAAAGAAAAAATGAGGGTAATACGTGAAAGTAGCAATACTCAATGATACACACTGTGGAGTAAGAAATAGTTCAGATATCTTTCTAGATTATCAAGATAGATTCTATACTGAGGTATTCTTTCCATATTGTAATGAACATGGCATTAAAAATGTCTTACACCTAGGTGACTATTATGAGCATCGTAAATTTGTAAACTTTAAAGCACTCAATGCAAATCGTAAACATTTCCTTGAGCCTTTAAAAGAATATGGAATGACAATGGATATTATTCCAGGTAATCATGACGTATACTTTAAAAATACAAATGAACTTTGTTCGTTAAAAGAGTTACTTGGTTATTTTACTTCAAACGTAAACATATGTATGAAACCAACTGTATTAGATTATGATGGTTGTAAAGTTGCAGTAATACCTTGGATTAATAATTCTAATTATAAAGAATATACTGAATGGGCTCAAAACTGTGGCGCACCAATTCTTGGAGCACACTTAGAGCTTAAAGGATTTGATATGATGGCAGGAATGCCAAATCCACATGGTATGAATGCTGATATCTTTTCAAGATTTGAAATGGTTTTATCAGGTCATTTTCATACAAGATCTACACAAGGAAACGTTACATACCTTGGTTCTCAAATGGAGTTTACCTGGGCTGATGTAGACGATCCAAAATACTTTCATGTTCTCGATACTGAGACAAGAGAGGTAGAAGCAGTACGTAATCCAATTACGATGTTTAAGAAAGTAATATATGATGATAGCAAAACAGACTATGATAAAATTGATGTCTCTCAATATGAGAAAAAGTTTATCAAGTTGATTGTTATAAATAAAAATGATCTTTACATGTTTGATAAATTTGTAGATAGATTACAGAATATAGAAACATATGAACTCAAGATAGCAGAAAGTTTTGAAGAGTATCTGGGAGAAAGCGTAGAAGACGAGAAAATATCCCTTGAAGATACTACTAATCTACTTGATTCTTATGTTGATGCTGTAGATACTGATTTAGATAAAGAACATCTAAAGGTTGAATTGAGAAAGCTTTATACAGAAGCACAAAACTTAGAAGTAGTATGATACATTTTAAATATTGCGAGTGGAAGAACTTTCTATCCACAGGGAATGATCCGATTAAAATTGCGCTGGATCGATCACCAACAACATTAATCGTAGGACAGAACGGAGCAGGTAAATCAACTTTACTTGATGCTTTATCGTTTGCACTTTTTGGTAAACCTCATAGAGATATCAAGAAAGATCAGATGATTAATAGTATCAATAAAAAAGGTACACTTGTAACTGTTGAGTTTACGATTGGAACATCAGATTTTAAAATTGTTCGTGGTATCAAACCAGGCAAATTTGAAATCTATCAAAATGGTAACCTTATAAATCAATCATCAAATGCAAGAGATTATCAAAAGTTCTTAGAACAAAATATACTTAAGCTGAATCATAAATCTTTTCATCAGGTAGTTGTATTAGGAAGTAGCTCATTTATTCCTTTTATGCAACTGCCCGTATGGTCAAGAAGAAATATCATTGAAGACTTATTGGATATTAATATCTTCTCTAAAATGAATACGTTATTAAAAGAGCGTAATTCAAAAATTAAAGACGAGCTTACTGATATCAACCATCAAATAGAAATTACAAAAACAAAGATGGATAGTCAATCAAAGTATATTAAAGATCTTCAAGAGCTTAATGATGATCAAATTGTACAAAAACAAGATAGCATTAATACTCATAAAGAAGAAATCAATAGACTCTTCGATGAAAGTAAAAAGCTTGGAGAAAACTTAGCTGCTTCAATTACATCTGAAGAAAAGCAAAGTACAAATCTAATTAAGAAACTTTCTCAACTAGATTCATATGATTCTCAGTTTAACGATAAAATTAAATCGCTTGTAACTGAATCTAGATTCTATGAAGAGAATGATAATTGTCCAACGTGTGATCAAGCAATTGGCGAAGATATGAAGAGTGAAAAAATATCTTCAATCAAAGATAAAGCAAAAGAGATACAAGATGCTAAAGAGAGTCTTCAAAAGAATATTGGAGAGTTAAAAGCAAATCAGCAAGAAGTATCTAATAATCTTAATAAGCTTCGTCAAAAGCAAACACGTATCAATAGTAATAATGATGCGATATCTTTACTTCAAAAAGAGATTGATAAGATACAAAAAGAAATCAATAGTCTTCAAGGAC